AGAAGATACCATCATCGCTTCTCTTGACAAAGATCTACTTATGATTCCAGGTAAACATTTTAACTGGAACAAACAACAGTACGGAGAATATACAACAGTAACTAAAACAGATGGTGATAAATTCTTCTGGAAACAAATGCTGATTGGGGATACCTCTGACAACATCATGGGTGTTCGTGGTCTAGGCCCAGTTAAAGCAGCTAAACTAATTGATCCATGTGAGACTAATGAAGAGTGTATGGAAGTTGTACTCAGTAAGTATGATGACCATGATCGCTTCCTCATTAATGCAAATTGTTTATGGATCATGCGACATGAGGAAAGTATATGGCATCAGGATCTAAACTTGACTTTACCAAACGAATTACAACCAGAGCAGGAAGCCCTGTCGAAATTTATTTTGTCCGTGAGGGAGTCTACATAAATGGAGCCTACTATGAACAGCACGACGATGTGTGGTGGCCTGTACAATGGGACTGGGAAGGCAATTATGCAAGTAAAAAATCAGCATTGGATTTAGTAAATGAAAAAACTACAAATCGCGCTGCTTAGTTTATTTCTAAGCATCTCTACAGCTTGGGCTGGTCCATATATTGAACTAGGTATTGGTACCACACTAGGACAAAACACAATTGAGAATGGTTGTATCAGTGATTGGACTCCACAATTAAAACGTTATGACTGCTCAAGTAATCCTCTTGGTATTGCCGCTATTGGTTACTCATACAACGGATTCAGTATCCATGTAGAGCATACCAGTAGCTTGCAAGAACAAGACTACGGATTGAATACTGCAACCATCCGTTATCGTTATGAGTTCTTTAATGACTAGTACAAAACGACGATCTAAACTAGAAGAACGCTTTGAAGTGATCTTACAAGACTTGGATGTACAATATGAATATGAAGTTACTCGCATACCTTACACAGTACCAGAGTCTCATCATACCTATACTGTCGATTGGACTCTACTAAATGGCAAGCTCATCGAAACAAAAGGATATCTTAGTGACCATGCAGAACGGCGTAAGTACGTCTTGCTCAAAGAACAACATCCAGAACTTGATCTCAGATTTGTCTTTGACAATGTAAACAAATTGTGTGGAGGGACAAAAATGACGCATGGTAAATGGGCTGAAAAATATAACTTTAAATACTGTTCTATCAAAGACACAGACCAAATCAAACATTGGATAAATGAATGACTACCCATCTTATTATCCCAGATACCCAAGTAAAATATGGAGAAGATTTTTCTTATTTACAACACATAGGAAATTTCATCGTAGACAAACAACCAGAGGTCATCGTGCATCTTGGTGACTTTGTTGACATGGAAAGCCTCAGCAGTTATGATGTAGGTACAAAGAACTTTGAAGGGAGGCGCTATGTTCGGGATATTGCGGCAGCGAATGAAGCAATGTCGTACCTACTATCTCCCTTGGTGGAGTTCAATGCTAAGGCGAAGCGTAATAAAGAGAAGCAGTATAAGCCACGCCTTGTCCTCACACTTGGAAACCATGAGCAAAGGATCATGCGGGCTGTCAATAGCGACCCAAAACTTGAAGGACTAATTAAGTATGAAGACCTACCTTATGAAGCTTGGGAGGTACACGACTTTCTTAAGCCAGTTTTTATTGACGGAGTTGCATACTGCCACTATTTTCCTTCAGGTGTACTTGGCCGTCCTGCTACAACCGCTAGTGCTCTTGTGGCAAAAATGCATATGTCTTGCGTGGCAGGGCATCAGCAAGGCAAGCAGGTTGCATATGGAAAACGACCAGATGGGTCTACCATTACTTGTATCATCGCGGGATCTTGCTATGAGCATAATGAGGGATACCTTGACCATCAATCAAACAACCACTACAGAGGACTCGTCATGCTCCATGAAGTAAACAACGGAACCTATGACGAGATGTTCGTGTCTCTTAAATATCTTAGGAAGAAATATGGAAACCCTAGTTGAACGATTAAAAATCAGAGCAGAAATTCGTAGGCAAATCAGTACACGCAAATCTGTGCAGGAAAATAAACCTGACAGGATCGCTGATCTACTAGAGGAAGCTGCTAAAGAACTAGAAAGGCTATACGAAAATGAGCTACAATCCTGAACGATGGGTTATCCTTTGTCTAACACCCAAAGGTGAACAACCTATCTACAAAGTGTTTGCTGGTTGGTATGGTTCTTATACTACTGGTGCCAGTTGGAAACTAAATTCTGGTATAGAAAAAGTAACAAAGACTAAGGGTAATTATTCTATCCTAGGATCTTCTGGTTCTATTTATGATTGTGCTACAGCTTGTGAGGGTATGTCAGGATACATGATGCAAGTTTTGGATGGTCTTAAGCAACAGTATAAAGACATAGCAACCATTGATATTATCCCTATGAAAAAATACCGGAAGGAAACAAATGCTACCACCGAAACATTATAAATCTACAATGTTAATGGACTACCTTATCTCTCACAACATTGGCTTCGCCGAAGGGAACATCATGAAATATGTGGCACGATGGCAAGACAAGGGAGGTATTCAAGATTTATATAAGGCGCGTGATTATCTTACTGCTCTTATTGCCCACCTCGAAGTACTCAACGACAAACAACGAGATGGACTGCAAGCCCATGAAGGATTTTAACTTAAAGGTACGTAGCTATGAATGTAAAACAAAGGAATGGTGATGCACGTTGAGCTTCTTGACATTACTTCTAACCCTCTCAATTCTATCGGCAAGTACGCTGCTATTTGTTATAACTCTAGTCACGCTGATGAGGCTTGCGAAAAAAGGGCTATCGCGTGCAAGGACAGAGGGCATTTGGCTACACTCCGCTTTGCTCACGCTACTTTTCATGTCAGCGGTATTAGCCGGATCTGTTCTCATCAGTTCGTGAGGAGTAAACACCTAGACTTCTTGCAACGAAGTCAACGATACTGTAAGGAAGATAACGCAGACTTTGTTTATCCACCATCATCACCAGATAATGCTACACTACTTCATGCACACTATAACAAGTGTCAGGAATTATACAAGCAACTAATTGCTGATGGCATGAAGAAAGAAGATGCTAGATTTGTGCTACCAGAAGGCACTACAACAGAACTTATTGTTACAGGAAACTTTCAAGCTTGGCTTGACTTCATCACACTACGTGCTGATACACATGCACAATGGGAGATCCGCGAGGTAGCAAAAAGAATTAATAATATCTTATCCAAGGAAGCACCTGGATTATTTAACTGGATGCCATAATGATTACCTTTGAAGACCTAAAAGAAAAATTGAAAAAAGAAACAGAGCTAGACTTTCTTGAGATCCTTGACTTGACTTCTGTTGAGTTAGTTGATCTACTTGAAGCTGAGATCTATGATAAACAAGAACGAATCCGAGAGTACTACTACGATGAAGATGAAGAAGATGGCGACTACCGAGAAGACGAGTACACCTAATTCAGAACGGAAAGAGCTACATGAGATTCGTAGATACAAACTTGTTTATCTAGAACAACTACGAGAACAAGAGAGAGAACAAGAGATAAAGGATTACATTTACAATGCAAAAAAACCGTTTCAAAAATAGCCTAGCTGAACATATCTTTCATAACAAGTATGCACAGGGTCCAGATGATACATGGGATGCTCTTGCCGAACGTGTTGTAGAAGATGTGTGTGGTACACGATGGGGTCAGGATCGTGCACTCATGTCTGATGGTGATAGGGCGCAGCTAACAGAGTATATCAAGGAAATGAAATTCATTCCTGGTGGTCGTTACCTGTGGTACGCTGGCCGTAAGAACAGTTACTTCAACAATTGTTTTCTGCTACGTGCAGAGGAAGATACGAGAGAAGAATGGGCAGCAGTAACACAAAGGGCAGTGAGTTGCTTAATGGTTGGGGGTGGCATTGGGATCGACTATTCTATTCTCCGTCCATCAGGGAAGCCGCTGAGTCGTACTGGTGGATTGTCCAGCGGGCCGATCCCACTGATGCAAATGATAAACGAAGTTGGAAGAGGTGTGATGCAAGGTGGCTCAAGACGATCAGCGATTTACGCGAGTCTCAACTGGCTGCACGAAGACATTCCCCTTTTCTTACAAGCGAAGAACTGGAGCGAGAAAGTAAAGACAATGAAGAACGAGGAC